CCGCAACGTCCGTTGGCTGCGCGACGTAGCCGCGCCCAGCATGGCCCTGGCCTTCGAACACCTCGGCACTGACGCCTTCCTCGAAATGGTCACGAATCAAAACGTTCCCGGTCGTCTGCGCCGATTCAAGCAAACCGAAATCCGCCGCGCCTACAGCAGCGCGCACCAGAGAACCCGCAAGGCCGCAAGCGCTGGTCACGCATTCGCACAAGCCTAAACCCCGACCACAAAAAGGAAGCAGCATGCAATTCAAATCCGAAGTCATCGTCCACGGCGTCAAGGAAAGCCAGGGCAGCATCGATGGCCGCGCATTCAGCAGCACCACATTCCACTGCGAGGTGGACCTTGCGGAAAACTCCGCAGGCCGCTCCATCGGCCGCGCCACGCGCCCCTTCAAGCTGGGCGATGCGAAGGAATTCGACAAGTGGGCGCACCTCGGCCAGTCCCTGCCCCTCAAGGCCATCGCCACCTTCGAGATGGCAGCAGCAGCGCAGGACGGCACGAAGATGGTCCTGGTCGACATCCGCCCCCTGGAACAGGCCAAACCCATTGCCTCGAAGGCATCGTAAGAGGCTGGCATGTACGTCATCCAATCGGCGTTCACGGGCTGCTTCCTGGCCCCCTCGTATGAGGACGGACAGCCCGAATGGGTGCTACTGCTGCGCGAGGCTGTAGCGGTCGAAGACCTCGAAACCTGCGCGCAGTTGATCGAAGACCACGTGGACGCGTGCCATCAGGTGCAAGTCGTGGACCTGTCCAAGCTGCATCGTCCTGTGGAGCTTTAACCCGATGTATGGCGCCTCACCATCAGGCGCCAAACATCGCAATTCGTTCCCGGAGTCGTAAATGTCATTCAAGTCTGATGCACATCGCCGGTGGTGGTTCGCCAATCGCGGTGGCGGTGGCGGTGGTTCGGTTGGCGGTGGGTCTGCCCCGTCGTTTTATATTCGTGATCTGGATGGTGTACGTCAGGCCATCTCGCGACAAGTTGTGGAAATGGACGAATGGGAGCGCCAACGGGAGCGCGAGGCTATCTCGCGTCAAGTTGCGGAAATGGACGAATGGGAGCGCTTGCGCAAGTGATGCGCGATGGGGTTGTGAGCTATGCCAAACGTAATGACTGAAACCGAACTGCAGCACTTCGCGCTGTCCATCTTGAAGCTCGCATTCGCTGGCGGCGTCCTCGGTGCCATCTGCTGGTCCCTGGTCATGCGCATCGTCGCGGACGTTGCGGACGCCATCCAGGACTGGGAAGACAAGCGCACTCGCATCGGTGCAGCCCGCGCCCGTGCCCGCGTGCGCCACATCAACGGGGCCGGCCTTGGCTGATCCCCAAACCATCGAATGCACCGCGGCCTGCACGGTCACCGTGGTGCATGAAATCAGCCTTCCCGTGCTCGATCTGAGCCCGGCTGAAGGCGCAGCAATCAGCAGCGCCGTCCTGCTGGTGTGGGCGGTTGGCTGGGCATTCCGCGCAGCTATCCAGGCCCTGAGAACCGACGGCAATTCATCAACCACAGAGGAGTAAATCCATGAACCGCAACAACACCCAATCCCGCCGCCTCGCAGCAGCCGCAGCAGCCGGTGCCCTGGCACTGGCAACCAGCGCCGCTCACGCGGCCATCGACGTCACCGGCGTCGTGTCGGAGATCGGTGACACCGTGGCCCCTATCGGCCTGATCGGCGCTGCCGTGCTGCTCGTCGTCGTGGCCATCGCCGCCTTCAAGTGGGTGCGCCGCGCCATCAGCTAAGCGGCTGACAAAGCGTCCCCTGGCCGGCCGGCAGGGGCCTTTGCCAGAGCGTCCATGGTGGGCGCTCCGTCAAGGGAGGGGCACATGGGCCTGTTCGTCATCATTGCAGTGCTGGGGGCGGCATGGCTCATCTTCACCGCGTAGCTCGCGCTCTCGTAGCTGTCCTGTTGGGCCTGCTGCTCGCTCTCTTCGGCGCGTCGCATGTTCGAGCAGCTATTCCCATGGGTGGATGGGACACGTCTTCATGCAATGAGACGGTTGCCGGTGGGCATCCATACACGGTAGATCCTGCCGTTACCGGCTCGTGGACGTGTAAGGCTGAGGCGCCGCCTGGATTCCGCGACTGCGGCTATATGTTGTCATCCGCTCAGTATGGGTGGGCCGCGTTTTGGTACGGCAAGTGCGCGCAAAGGCGGCTGGCTGACCAATGTCCTGAAAACAGTGTCAAGGTCGGTAGCGAGTGTGAATGCGCGTCTGGCTATGTGGAATCTGGCGGCGCTTGTGTCGAGGAAAAGCCGCCTACGCCTGACGAGTTTTGCTCTCAGCAGTCCTTTAGCTGGAATGCTTGGTCCACCACGGAAAGCCGCATGGGCATCGTTGAGGACAGACGTGATCTCCCTCTCGATAGCCCTTTCTCGGTGTGCATGCCCGCTAAGGGCGGGGGCGCAGGATCCCCCCCGGGCTGTAAGCACAAGTTCACCCCGCAGGTGCGCTACCGCATGGGGGATGGCGATCCGTGGCGATATGAGGGGGATTCCTGGGCCTATGGCCCCAACGACATAGCGGAAGCTGGCGGCACCCTTGCTTGCGTGCCCGGCATCGACGGTGCGCCCGGTGATCCGCCGATCCCGCGCCGCGAAGACCCTAAGCCCGGCTGTGAAGGTGGCATCCCTGGGCAGGTCAACGGCGTGGACGTCTGCGTGGATCCTGCGAGCGGGCATACCGAAGGCGTCGATTGGACACAAGTCACGGATGCCGACGGGAATGTGAAAGAGCAGAAAACCAATGTGACGTGCAGCGGCGAGAAGTGCACCGTCACCACGACTACCAAAACTCCGGGCGACCCCGGCGAGGGCACCACGACTACCACGACTACAACCCGTGGCGCCTATTGCGCAAAGAACCCCGAGAGCTCGATCTGCGCCGGAGCTACCGACCCTACGGGTAGCACGCGCAACCAAAACGGGCGTGGCGGTGCGGGCGATCCTGCGGGCACTGGCGAGGGCAATGGCGAGGGCAACGGCTTTTGCAAAGAGAACCCGGATTCGCCCATGTGCAAGAAGGGGTCGTTCGGCGGCTCCTGTGCAGCTAGTTTCACGTGCGACGGCGACGCC